GGTTACCCCAATCATGGTTTTTAGCTTTGTCTTTATCTTCTCTAATTTGTTTTAAATCTTCTTGAAACTCTTTCATTAGATTTAAAGGCAATACAGACTTAGCAATTGTTGAACCAAAAGGTTTAAATAGTTTAAAGTTTATTTTATCAGACACCACACATACCCTCACATTCATTGTTAAACATATCTAATTGGTTATCATCTGGGTTAAAATTTACTTCATCCAAAGGCTTACAACTTCTATGAGTGTAATTTTTCATATTAGAATCTTTGCTTATAGTTCTTATTTCTTTGTCTAATTCAACCGCATCAGCAAATTCTTCTGGTCTTTTAGTTTTCATAAAATGCCAATACTTATCGTCATGGAATGGACAAACAATACAAGCTGATTTTTCAGGTAAAGGTATTTTTTTTTTATTTAAGTAATTAATACAATCTTGCCTAGACATATTCATTTCAATTAATGGATGTCTATTAAGTATATAAGGATCTCTAGCTGGTTTCATTCTTTGAATTTCATCTTTAGAAATACCAATCCATTGCTCAACATACTTATCTTTAGGAAAATGTTTTCCAAATTCAATACCACAAAGTTCTCTAATCTTTTTTTTAATCGGCATTATTTTATAATCGGCGGTGCATTGGCGACGAATCATTCCTTTTTTACCAGTAATAGTTTCTTGAGTAAAAAATGGTGCTACAACAAAATTTGTTGTTCCTCTTGCAGCTATCATATCATCCCTAATATTTCCTTTTGCAACAGTATAGATTGGGTAAGGTAAGACTTTCTTTAAAAATTCCAAATATCTATAAACAGCTTTTGGTTCATAACCAGTATCTGCAAAGATCGCACAATCTGGTTTGGGTAATTCACCATCTGCTGCCATCAAAGCCATAGTTGAACTTTGAACACCAGCACCTAAACTTAAAACTACCAATGCTTTTTTTCTGTTTTCGTCTATCATTATATTTTCTCCATATTATTTAGTTCATTTATATTAACTTTATAAGCAGCAGGTCTATTTGAAAACCCAAAGTCAGTTAATCTTTTTGACATCTCCTCATTATCTTCTTTATAAGGAAACCACCCCATAATAGAAAATTTAAAATCGCCTTCATGGATAACTAAAACATACTTTGCTTTTTTCTCATTAGGTCTAATTAATAAGAAATTATTATCCTTTCTTTTTTGCGATCTAATTTCTATGCTGTCTTGCATATCAGAATCTGTATATCTAGCATAAGAATCGCTGTATGAGCTATTAAAGTACCTATTTAAACCCTTTGCAAAGGCTACTTCTCCTAGAGAACCTAATACTCCATCAGTTATTTGCTTTTCAAATCCTCCTGTATAACCATATGAAAAACCTTTACCTTGCTTCAAGTTTTCTATGTATCTTTTAGTTGAGTTTTCAAATGCTAGTTGTACTTCAAAGGGTTCTAGTTTAACTTTTATCATATTAAATCCAATCTACTGTTGGTTTTCCTTTAAATCCTTTTTCCCAAACATACCAACCAAAGGCTAACATTCCTCCTCCATGAGTTTTATTGCCATTATTAGGATTGGTAAAAGTTATTCTCCTTGAAAAAATATAAATATTTTTAATAGGTGTTTCTTCAAACATTTTTTGCCTAGCCACACCTTCTAAGAAAGTAATTCTGCATAAAAAAGCTACCTTTTTATTTACAGATTCCAATGCTTTATAAACAAATGGCAAAGATAATTTAAATGGTGGATTAGTAATTATATTATCATATTTTTTATTGCTTTCTAAAAAATCTAATCCTACATCACCATAATTTCTATCTATTAAGTCTGAAGAATAAACATCATAACCCTTATCAATTAAAACATTAGATATAGCACCATCACCACAAGCACATTCCCAAATATTTCCTTCAAATTTTTCTTTTTCTAAAAAGGGTAATATTCCTGAAGGTGGTGTAGGGTAAAAATCGTTTGCTTCTCTTGTTTTTGTTAGGTCATGTCCTGCTAATCTAAATTTAGTTTTAGATTCTACTTGGCTTCTTGATAGTGCTTTATCTACTTTGCTCATTCTTTGATCCTTTTATTAGTTGTTTAATTATAGTTGTTGAAGGGTTTATGTCGTAATCATTTAGAAAACAACCTGATAGGAATATAAATATTATTAAGTATTTCATTTTTACCAAAACTTTTTATTATAAAAATCCTCATTATGTCCAGGAATAAATTTATTAGACTTTTTAAGATTTTCTTTGGTTAATAATATTCTTAAATTTTTAATGTTATGTAATCCACAAACATATTTATTTTTTAATGGGATAATATGGTCAACTGAATATTTATTTTTACCATATCTTTTATTTAAAGCATTTCTTTTTTTATAAAGTAATAAAATTTCTTTACATTCTACACCTTGAGGAAAGGTTTGTTTTAATTTTAAGGCTCTTTGTTTTGCTGTTTTAACTGCATAATAATATTTATTATCTTGATAATGTTTTTTACCTCTTTCATTCTTTCTATTTAATACATCAAACATTTTATTTTTAATGTAATATTCTGCGGACATTCTATAACAAATTTGTTTTTTATATTTTCTATATCTTTCTTTACTTCCTTTTAAAACTTTTTCTCTGTTATCTTTTTTCCATTGAATTTTCTTTATTACTACGCATCTATGGCATTGATTCTTTAATTTATTGGTATCATTTCTATAATCATATAAAAAAATGGATTTTCTTTTATTGCAATCTAAACAAATTTTAGTTTTAACTGTTACTAAAAAATTTGGATTTGTTTTAATGTAATCTTTTAATATCATTTAAGTTATTTTTTATCTTTAAATCTTTCTTCTTCTTTTATTTCCTGGTCAGCTTCCTTAATACTCTTTCCGTTAATATGTAAATACCAACATTCAACACAATAATTCTTAGTTCCTTCTATTACATCTGCATGATTTTTACACTTAATACAGACCTTGTAATCTCCGTATATATTGGTCTTAATTGGTGGCATAATAAAAAATCCATAAAGCCAACTCTATAGCAATAATTGTTTCAAGCATGGTTTCCCTTTCTTTTTATAGTTTTTATATTTGTTATAGGTAACCCCATTTATAATTTCAGATCCTATTAAAACATTTTTAAGAGTTTCCTCCATTAGTTCCTTTAGGTCTAAAGACTTAATAGGTGTTTTCGTTTTTGTATTGTAAAACATTGTTATATTTTTCCTTCCATAGCTTTTTAAATTTAACATTTTCAGCTCTATGTTGAGCCTTATCAAATTTAATTAGCATCTTATCTATTTTATCTATGTTATTGGTTTTTATAATTGGATAACCAAAGTTATTTCTTTCCATTTTCTTCCCCTTCTTCATTGTTTAAATTAATAACCAAATCTTCCGGCAAGTCAACTACTTCTGTTCTATTAGGCTCTATAAGGCTATTATCTTGTTTACAGTTTCAATATCAACGTTGTGAATTTCTGCTATACTTTGATAATTATCACTATTACTATTATAGATTGCTTTGTATGTTTTTTTATTTAATGTAATTTTACTTTTAGAGTCAAAATAAATTACATCATCAATATTAAAGTTTTTAATTGTAGCTTTCATTTTTTCCTTTGTTTTATTTATATTTTTCATTCCCTTATTTGTATTATCTTTGTATATAATTGCAAGTAATAAAAGCATATTATTTAAATTAATTTGTTCGCTGTTTGTTCCTAATTTTATGCTTGATTGTTTAATACTTACCCTCTAAATAGATAACCAGAAAGTAACAAAGAAAGGAATATATGACGAAACAAGGGTTTTCCATGATACCAAATCAACTAATTATAGATGAGAGGTTGAGCAAGGAAGCAAAGCTATTATTTATATATTTAAGATATTTATCACCTAAATTCAGAATATTAAGAAATAAAACTTTATTAAGTAAGTTAGATATGTGCTTGAGTACATTACAGAAGGCAAAGCTTGAATTGGTCGCAAATGAGTACCTAGTTGTCCACAGGAAGACCTCAGCTAACTTTTATGACCTTAGACTACCTATCTCACACTCAACCGATAGAGTATTAAATAAGCAACCAACTAAGTATAATTTACTTAGTATTAATAAGAACAATACTATGTATAACAACAATAACCTTAACAAGGAAAAGTTCAAAGGTTTTAAGAAGCTTAAAGGTTTTAAAGATGATAAGTGATATATACTATTATAAAGATAAGCCATTACAAAAAAGCTATAGTAACAATTACACCCCCCCTGAAAAACTTGAAATAGTTAATAAAATAAATAATGACTTTGCAAGTGGTATGCTCTCATTTTCCCAAATGAATTGGATAATAGAGAATGCTTTGTTTGGCAGCTTCTGTTGCATGAGAATTATTGACAAATTAATGTTTGATAAGAAAGTAAAGGTAAACCCTCTTACACTTGACAAACGAACATTTAATACAATTAAGAAGCCATTCGACT